TACTTATACCACTTATAAGGCCTCGTATATACCCAAACCCTTGTCCCATATAGAAACAGGCAGTCGCCAGACTGACTTTAGCTTCGTGGCCTTCTAGTTTACCCTTGTAGAACCTCATATATTGTCTTCTATCATATTCCTCTATCAGTCTATCGGAGAGGTGGCCGTATGAAGTTCTTATCTTGTTATATAATTTGTTCATTGTCTTTATTTACTTGCCTTTCACTTTCATTTGTGTTATATTGTAGGCCATATACTCATATGTTGATTGGTGGCCTGCTCCACAGCGCTCGGAAGCGTCGGAAACTCTCTTATTCTCTATACCTCTCTAAAATCCATCTCCTATACTCTCGTTGTAATAGTTTTGATCTATTTCGTAGATGTTTTCTACTTTTCTTGTAAAATCCTTTAATGTAGGTGTAAATTCTGTGGTTTCGGCAACAAACTCGGTGTTTACACTATCTTTCATACACTTTAGTACCATTTCGTGTCTTAATAGTGTTGGATTAATAATATGTTTTACTGCCATTACCAAGTATCGGCCAGAATAAAAAGGATTAGACTCTTGTGTGTCGCCTTCTTCTATAAGTGGTCGCATAAGAGGTATATCAAAGGTAATGACATCTCCGGCGTTGATGGCAGTATTACCAAACACTTGTAGAGATAGATTAATATTGTTCATAGCCAGTCTTTGTGAGTTCTTTTGTTGTACTGTGACTTTTGGATCTATAATTTCATAATCATTGTGTATTTTACTTGTGTTTGACTCAACCATTACTCTGGCGTCTGAATGTTGTCCAAAGTCTTTTCTTGTATCTTCGTATGGGTGTATAGGTAGTACGCCCTTAAATCTTGCCTTTTCACCGCCACTATCAAATTCTAAATGAAAATGGTTTTTAAAGTCTGCAAAGTAGTCATAGTTCTTTTCTTCGTATGTCTTGTAAAATGTGTCGTGTGTAAACAATTTAGAGGCATATAAACCCTTGTTGACATTTTCTAACATATTGACTGGTCGTTCAAACTCGTACTTAATCACACCTTTCATATCCATTTCTACATCTTTTACGTTCTTGTCTGTATTTGAGTTGGCAATTTGATAATAGTAATTAAACTTAATAGGTCGTGGCATATTACCACCCGAAGCAATCATTGACTCTAAACTTCTAAAGTGATAACCGTCTGTTGTTTCGTAAAAGAAATAACCTGCGTTGTTGTATTTCTGTGATATGGCGTCTTTGCCTAATAGTTGTATTGCTCTAAAAGGTTTAAAATTAGGTACAACAATCTTTGTGTTGGTGTTTGTGGGTTCAATAAAAAATCTTTTTTTAGAGTTTAGATATAATGGGTCACGTAATATTGAGTTTACGCCGTTCTCTACTGGTCCTGCGTACGCCTGACTGACTCTTGTAATACTGTTTCTGTACGCCTCTGGCGAACAAAATAATATTCTATACCGTTGTGCTCTAGGATTGGTTTGATCTACTTCTACTTTTTCTATTTTGTATATCTGAAATGGAAAACCCTCACCTCTTACATTGTTATAGCCTGGCAGACCTGGAGTATTAAATTTAAGTTCTAACTTTTCTAAACCTGTTATTGGCAGTATTGTTCGTATATCTTGTGCATCATATACTGTTACTGAACCAAGTATTGAATTGCTTAATATGTCTTCTTTTAATTCTAAAAATTGTATAACACCACCAGACACTAAATCCATCTCATAGTTTACACCTTCCTCATCATTACGTCTATAAGATAGTATATTACAAATTTCTAAATTGTAATCACCGGCCTGTTCTATAATATTAGGATTCTTTTCATCAACTGCCATTTTATACTCTAACTAGTTTTTCAAATTCTGTTTCAAATGCTCTTAAAAAACCTGGTTTTAATAATTTAATTTGTCTTTTCTTATCTTGTAATCTTTGTTCGTATTCATAATTAGTGACAGCAACTGCTCCTGGTTGTGTGCTATTGACTTCTATTAAATAATCATAGTCATCAGGACCATTTGATGTTGTTGTACCACTTGATTGTGTTATTTCATAATGATGAATACCACTCGGGTTGGCATATTTGTCTTTTACATATGACTCAAATGCTTGATATGATAACGGCCAGTCATAGTATCTATCTTTTATATTATTCAATAATAGTATAACATAATAATATCTAACTGATCCATATATCTTGTAGGCAATTGTTTCAGGTGAATCACCACTATCTACATCATATTTGTCAAATAATTCGACATTATCTCTAATTGACTCTCTTACTTTAACTCGTCTTAATATATCTGTTACAAGTTTATAGTTCTTTGTGTTGTCTATGTCGTATAGTATTTTAGGAAACTTTTCAAAATATGCCATTAGTGACCTCTTTCAATATCTGATTTAGTAATAAATGTAGTTTCTTTAAACGCTAAAGTTAAATTTGTCTGTACAGGCGGAGCACCCTTTATAGTTTCTCCTAAACCTGTATTCATAATGTATTCATTAAACGAGCTAAACTTACCTTCAGGTCCATATGTTACGTCCATAGTTTCTAATACACTTCTTGTAATTTTATTTAAAAAATCGTTTATATTATTTTTGTAATAATAAAATATTTCAAATTCTGAAGGCACTTTAAAAACTCTTCCACCTACAGATGAAGCGTCATAGCCTGGATGCATATGATATTTAAATAACCATATAATGTTATGTACCATTTCCATTTCATCTTCACTTTTAGGGAAAAATGTAAATGTATAATTAAATGATCTAAAATTTGGTTTATTAAAAAATTGTTCTTCGTGTGGGTTAATAGCAATACCTAATGCCTTTGAACCTAATTTTACAGGATCACCTATTGAAGCATTACCAAATAAATCACCAACTGCTTTACCCAATTCAGTAGCCGCACCACCTACAGCACCACCAGCTAATGTTTTAAATTTTTCAAAAGCGCCTGTAGCGTTTTTAGCTTCACCTATAGTTCCTAATAATTGTCCTGATAAGTCTGTAGGTTCTGTATCATATGTCATTCCATAACTAACTTTAACTCCTGGAGGTAAATACAATGCGATAGCACCTGTTGATACGCTATGTGTTGGAAATTTTGATATTACACTATTGTTTGATTTTAGAGATCCTGGATTTACACCTTGTTGATTAACCCTTAAATCTTTTATTTCTGGATCACCTGTATCTCTACCGCCTCCTCCACGACCAATAATTGGTTTTGCCAAACCCACTCTAGCCGCCATTACTTTGTCACTAGAAGTACCACTACCAAAATTATTTGATATACAATAAAATATAACATAGTGACCTAAACCCTCACTACCAATATCTAATGGATATCTTAATCCAGCAAATTTCAATGGATCTTTTTTCATTGATTCTTGTATTGAATCTGTAATTTCTGTTGCTGATGTATTTGTAATAGAATCAACAAATTTACCTGTAGAATTATTAGATTTAGAATTTAATAATCTATTAGCTCTAAATTGTTGTAGTGGTATGTTCGCCATAAATAACCTTTGTTAGTAATATTTATAATGAAAAAGAGAGCAACATATAAGGGTATTTACAGACCCACCAACCCTAGCAAATACGCTGGCGACCATACAAGAATAGTCTATCGTTCAAATTGGGAGCGTAAGTTTATGGTCTATTGTGATAAAAATGAGGATATTATATATTGGGCAAGTGAAGAATTAGCTATACCATATGTTAATCCACTTGATCGTAAAGTTCACCGTTACTATCCTGACTTTATCATAAAAACCAAAAAAGGCAAGCGTTATATGATAGAGATAAAACCATCAGCACAAACTAAAAAACCTACACCCAAACTAAAAAAATCAAAGGCATTTATGAGGGAGAGTTTAGAGTATATCAAAAATGTGGCTAAATGGCAAGCCGCTGATGTCTATTGTAATGATAATGGTTTAGAATTTAAAATCTTTACTGAAAAAGAATTAGGTATTTACTAAAAGTCGTTTACTCTCTCAGCATAGTTGTCAACATCAACATTTAATTTACCTGTGTAAATATTTTGATTACTATTATTACTTACATTATTGACATTGTTATTTGATACTGCCATAGCAGAAGCGGCCTGTGTTGATTGACCTGAATCTAATATGTCTTTTACACTTCTCAAATCATTTGGTTTAAACTTGTTCAAAACTGGTGAATCTGGTGGGTAATATTTACCATCTTCAGGATTTAAAACCATATTCATCATTCTATCTTTTGCTATATCTGCTCTTGTTTTAGGTTTTGTTTCTGTTGGTATATCACCGAATTGAGCATTTTCTTCAGGCATTTTATTTTTATCCATAATTGCCATAGTAGCAGCCGATATAGGACTAACTTTTGCTAAACCTCTCAATACTGTTTTAAATTTAGAAAATATACTTTTCTTATCGCCTGGTTTTTGTGTTTCAGTCTGATCGCCAGCAGCATTTTCCATAGCAGCTTCTCCAGCAATATCGCCTGCTGTGCCTGCCTCTTCTCCTTGAAAACCTTTGAAGAAACCTTTAACTTTATCAAACATTGTTTTACCTGCTTCTTCGGTTCCTATTTTTTTAGCATCAGCATAAGCGTTTTGTTGTGCTCTATTAATAATCTCACTTGCTTTATTATTTCTAATCATACCATTAAAATATGCTGCTGAAGCAAATCCTAAATTTCTACCTCTGCCAAATATTTGATCTTGTACTTTATCAAATATTATCTTTTCAGCGTCTTTAGCTTTATCAGGATCATTTTTTAATAATTTTTGAAAGTCTTTATTTTTATATAATTCATAGTAATATCCAAATATATCGTTATATAACTTCATATAACCATTTTTAGCAATTTCTTGTTCGGCATCATTTAAATTAATTTGACTAGTTTTTGATACAGCAAATTTCTTACCATCTTTTTCAATAATATCTTCGGTACTTCTAGCTCCTTCACCCTCTTTTAATTCTCTACTTTGACCAGCAAAAGTATCACCAAACATCATTTTATCAAAATCAGCACTTGATTTTTGTCCTGCTTTAGTTTTTCCTAATTTCAATCTCTCTACCGCTAATATTGAAGCCATATCTCCTTCAACACCTGTAACTTTTCCACCCTCAACTTTTGCTGTAGCTGATAAATCAGGTTTTTTAGTCATATCAATGCCTTTTTTGGCCTCTTTCATTTCAGGTGCTTTCTCAGCTTCTTTACTTAAATCTTTAGGATTAAGTTTATCGTAATTATATTTTTTAGCCAGTTCTTCTTCATTTTTTTTCTTTTTAGCCGCTTCTGCTTCTTTTTCTGCTTTAGTTTTAAATAATCCTTTACCTAATTTAGAACCACCAAAACCACCTATTAAACCACCTATTAAACCACCGATTGCCGTACCTATTACAGGAACAACAGAACCAATAGCAGCACCAGTAGCCGCTCCAGCAAGAGATCCAGCTACAGCACCTCCTGTTCCTACCATACTTTCTTGTGCCTCACTAGCGCCGTAATCATCACCTTCAGCTTGTGATTTTTTCATATCAGAATAATCTAACATCAAAGATGGTATAGCAAATAGAGCAGATAAGACACCAGCTTTACCTGTAGCCATTTTTGATAAACCTCCTAAACTTCTTTTTCCTAATGCTTTTGCTGTACCACCTACACCTAATTTTTTAGCAGCTCTAGGGTCATAACCTTTATTTACACCAAAAAATCTTTCAGTACCTCCACCTAATTTTGAACCTCTTAATTTTAGTAATTGTTTAGCACCAGCAGTTCCAGCAGTACCTAGTCCTAAAAATGCTAATGCTTTACCCATAATCCCCATTCCACCACCTTCACCACTCATTGTTTTAGGTGAGCCTGTTACACCACTAGGACCCATAGCACCACCTCTTGCCATAGTTTTTTTTAGTTCTCTGGCTAATTCAGTTTGTTGATCTTTAGCTCTACGCTGTTTATCTCTTTCAAAACCTACCATAGCAGACATTGAATAAGATATTTTTTGTAAATGATTGTTTTGTTTTAAACTATTTTCTTTTAAATCAGATAATATTTTATTTTCTTTAATTTCAATATCTAAACTATCTTTATTACCCATAACACGTCTACCACCTAAATTAGGTTTCATAGACTTAACTACTTCTTTTGCTAATTCGTCTTTTAGTACATATTGTTCGGGCATTTAATTATTTCTTATCTGATTTTGCTCTACTACCTGTGTATAGACCAAACCAAGCCGCTCCAGCACCAACTACGATTGATACTAAGCCTGATTGTTCCATAGTAGGACTTGATAAATTCATATACCAAATTACTACTTTATATAATAGATAAATGTATGTAGATATAAACACTCTTGGAAATATTCTCCAACTATCTACTGCTCTTGCCAAATGAATTAATTTAGCGTATGGATTAGGTCCTAAATCTTTTACAGATGTGTCAACTTCTAATTCTACGTTTACTTTTTTTGATACCTCTTTTTTATCAGATGGTACTGTAATACTCTCTTCCATTACTTCATCTCCCTTTTTCTTTTATCACGCTCTTCTTTTAGATGAGCGACCAACAGATTGATATACACCTCCCTCTCCCAAGGCAACATATTTTCTAACTCCGTCAATGAATATTTATGATGTTGCATCAAAGCAAAGTTAGTTTCAAAATAGTTTTGTAAACTATCGTGTGAGAGGGCTATCCGAAAAAATCGTATAATCCTTCCAATGTTACCTTACTTTTAACATTGGTCTTTGGATTTACAACTTCTACCTCTTTTGTCAATTTAGGTGCCGTATCATAAAATCTCTTAATTTTATTTAATATTTGAGCATCTAAATTTTCTAAAAATTCGTTCATCTCCTCTTTAGTGTAATCAGAACCAGTATATGTTTTTTCACCATAATATATTGTATCAATACCTCTTGCCATTATATTAAATAAGTCTGCTGTATCGGCCGCTGTTAAGTCTTTAATTTCCTCAACATCATCAATACTAGGATATCTTAAAAATATTCCTATTTTCTTATCTTTATCAATAACAATCTCATTTGAATGTTCTTCATCAACTTGAACCTCTATTTTAGTTAAGTCAATATCAACATCAGCATAAGTTTCATTGTCATCAGGACATAATACTTTTAATTTTGAAATCTCACCTACTGACTTTGCTCGTATTTGTAAAAATACATATTCAAGGTCAAATAGTGGAGAGTTTTCTACATCAATAGTATTAAATGTACAAGATTTTACAATATCTTTTACAGCACGAATAAGTGCTTGTTGTCCACCATCTTCTAAAGCCAATAATAAAACTTTTTCTTCTTTTACTAAAAAAGGTCTATATTCTATTTTTTGATCTTTAGAGGGAAGTGTCAACTCATATCTTGGCGCCTCAATTTTTGGTAAAGCCATAATTTACTCCTTCTATTTTAATTATAAAAATGGTGGAAATACTCTTCCACCTGTTATTCTACCGATTGGTAAACCTCTCTTAACTTGATTTACTACATCACGTCCTGCTCTTCTTAATTCAGGAGGTAGTTTACTTAAAAACCCACTAGGTTTTTTAATAAGTGATTTCTTTTTACCTGCCAAAGGATTAACTGAATATATTTGTGACGTTGGTAAAAACTGTCCTTCACCACCTTGACCTATATTCATATTATCTCCTATGCCTTCAAATTCTGGTTTTTCTGTTGAACCAAATCCAACTCCTGGCATACCATCAAGTGTCAAGTTTCTCCAAGTTCTATAAGCAAACGTGATTGGTAAATTGTGTACTGTCGCCGTATTACTATATTCTAAAGAGGCAGTACCAATTGTTTCAGGATAAACTTCAAACAATCTAACAGCATATGTAATTTGTGTAGCAACTTCGGCCTTGCCTGCTATATCATCACCACCTGACTCTATTGTTTCAACTGAATTACCTAATTGGTAAATATCAATTGTACCAACATAATTATCATAGTAATTCATATTGTGGCTATCTATATCAAACATAGCCTTTTGCCAGTTTTCAAAAAATGATCTTTGTCTTAAATATTTGTCGCCATAAAAACTCATTTCTATTTGACCAGGAAAAGTGTATGATGTTGGCATTTTTCTTTGAGGACCATAAGTTATGTATTCTGTTGATTCTATATCTCTACTAGGAAATTCTGCCTTGTTACACATAGCATTAACGGTTCTTACCATTGTAGATGATGTTAATTCATTAGGAGCAACTACACTTGTTTCACCACTATTTGAATCAAAAAGTAAACTATTTGGTAAATTAATTTGAACAATAAATCTATTTGTAAAAGCAAAACCCTCACCTTGGCCGACCATCGCTAAAAATCTGCCTATTGTTGTTTCTCCTTGTCGTCTTGTTTTTTTACTATCATCACCTGTTAAATCTGAACCTCTTTGTACTCTTGCTGATTTAGCACCTTTAGCCGCTTGAGCAATTCTAGCTTCTGCTGTATTTACAATTCTTTCACCTGATGGACCTGCTTCTCTACCAATTCTAGGATCACTTTCAACATTATCTAAAGACTTATCCCTAGGTAAACCAAGTCTAATATCAAAATTTCCTATTCTTCGGCCGCCTTTTAAAATCGCCATTATTTACCTTTACATTGACATTGTTTTATGCCAAATATTTTTGCTATAATTTTTTTAATTGTTTTCATTAAATCATTCTCCTACTATCAGAATAAACTTTATTTGTTCCTGCTTTCTTAAATTGTTGTACAGGTAGATAAACAGCCAAAGCTGCCTCATCAAAATCTATTTTTAAAAACTGTGATCTCACGTGACTATACAAATATTTTTTAATTGTTGGTTTTACTAAATTAATTCCTTTAACATCATCATAATTCGCTTCAAACTTTGTAGTTGATTTCATACCACCATCAGCAAATTTTTGTAATCTTTGTAATAAGTTAAATCTTAACAAATATGGTAAATAGTGAAAATTTAAACCTAAAAAACCACCTTTAATTGGTTCAAGTGGTAAGACTAGTGGAAAAGTGTCATAATATGGTAGTTTCTGTTTTGTTTTAGGGTCATAAAAGAACATATTTAATCTACCAGCACTAGGTCTACCAATTAACTTACCTTGATTCATTAACTTTCTGGCCGTCACTCTATCAGCGATAGAAGCTACATTACTTCTATACCAAGCTGCTGATTTTCTTATGCCACCTTGCTTATCTACAAGTGGATCTAGTATATTTGCCATAACAATATTTATACGCTGAAAATAAAAAAAGAGGCCGTTATTTCTAACGGCCTCTTAAGCATTCAGTTATGAGAGAGATAGATTACTCTTCCTCAGCTAATTTACTAAAGTAAGATAACGTATCGTCATCATCACTAGCTTCTGGTTGAGCACTAACTGGTGTGCTTTTCGCTGTATCGTTGGTTTTTGGCGGGAGGTTTGCATTTTCAACGGTACTAGCGTTTCTATCACCCGTAATTACCCTATTCAGTTTCTCTTTAAGTTCATCATAGGTTTTAAAATTACTAGGGTCAAGGAAAGGTTTAAGAGCATATTGTTTTGACCAGATTTCTTTAATCTTGTCATCACTTTCAGCAAGAGTTGACACGCCTTCAAATTCAGACTTGTCATAGTTCCAATAACCATCAACTTTTCTGATTTTTAGTTTAAAGTTAGCACCTTTCCAAAAATCAAATGGGTTAATTGGTTGTTCATCATCAAATGCTGGTTGCATCGCTTCAGTAATCTTATCAAATATCTTTTTACCAAATTTAAATAAAAATACTTTACCCTCATTTTCTGGATGTTTAGGGTCTGAAACAACTAATATATTAGAGTAGTAAGATAATTTTCTTTTTCTTTTTCTTGCTATCTCTTTATCACTATCTAAACCTGTATTCCATAGTCTTGTATTTTCTTCTGACACAGGATCTTTTTGGCCTAGTGTTGTTAGTGAGTTCTCAATATACCAGCCACCTTTGTCTTGGAAAGCGTGTGACCAAATTCTTTGCCAAGGTAAATCTTCACCCTCAACTGCCGGCAAAAATCTAATAACAGCATAACCGTTACCAGTTTTATCTAACTCTGGTTTCCAAAATCTGTCGTCTTGGTATTTGTTTTTATTTGATTGATCTTCTGGAGCAAGATTTTGCTCTAGTGCTTTTGTAAGTTTGTCAAAATTACTTGACGAGCTTTTTAATGTTTCAAAGTCCATATTTTCTCCTTATTACTTTGTATTCGTTGTATTTGTGTAGGCTGTTTAATCGCCTTCATTTTTATTTATAAGAGTTCTTGTTTTTTTTTTTATTTTTCTTTGTAAAAAAGTTTTCAATGCTAGAAAAGAAATCATCAATAGCTCCTAAAATTCTATACATTATTTTATCAAACATAATTACCTCTTAATATGTACCTGGTGGGACTTATTGGTTTACCCACAAGCTTTCCAGAAGCGTCCAATCTAATTTTAGATGGTCTGTACTCACAGCAAAATAGTGTGTCTTCAGCCACTAGGCCGTAACCCTCACTACCCTCGCCTTACA